TTAATGCTAAATCAGCAGAAGGTGGAGATCTTGTTGCAGCTAACATAGCAGCTTCTCCATTTCAGAATGTGGGCAAACTTATAAAATTCTCAATACTTGGGCGTAAGATGTTATCAAAAGGTTACTACGATGATATTGTTGAACAATACAAAGGGCTATCAAAAGATTTAACACCTAGAGAAAGAGCTAAAAAACTAGGATTTATTATTAGGCAATCATTGTCACAAATACCTGGTCAATTCTCACAAGAAGGATTAAGAGAAGCAGAAAAGCAAGCAACGGCTGTGTTAGAAAACACAGGAGTGACTGAAACATTATCTGAATTAAGAAATCAGGCAACACCTATTTTAGATCAAACGAGACAAAGTATTAACCAAGCAAGAAATTTAGCTTCTGCACCAATTATAAATCCACCAGCAGCAGGAACTCAAATCGCTGGTGTGGATATTACTAATCCAGCTAACGCTTTTTCTTTAGGATTAAATCCATCTGATATGGCTATAGCACAGAGAACAAGAGGCACAGCATGAACATAGATGAGCTAAGACAAGAGATTCAGAATGACGAGGGACGAGTTAACGCCATTTATTTAGACCACCTCTCCCTACCTACCATAGGAATTGGGCATCTTATAAAAGAGTCAGATCCAGAGTATGGTTTACCAGTAGGAACAGTGGTTGATGACGAAAGAGTCAACGAATTATTTGACCAGGACATTAAAGTTACGCTGTCTGAGTGCGAACAATTATACGAGAACTTTAACGATTTACCTGAAGAAGTACAAAAAATATTGGCAAATATGATGTTCAATCTAGGCAGACCAAGGCTCTCCAAATTTATTAAGCTATGCAAAGCTGTAGCTGATAGGAACTGGCAAGAATGTGCAATCCAGATGGAGAACAGCCGCTGGCATAAACAAGTAACTAATCGTGCTAATCGTTTAATCTCTAGGATGAAGTCTGTTGATAGCACCTAATCCTAAGCTTGTAACTTTAGCTCTGTAATCGTTATATTCTTCTTTTTCAAATTCTTTATCGATCATTAGACCTAACTGTTGTCTAATATTTCTTCTTTGATGTTCACATATTTTATTTAGCTTTTCATAGCTTTTTAAATCTAAACCAACTGACTTGAATTTTGTTGTGTCTGTCATTATACTACCTCCATGACTTATAAATACCCAATTATACCCAAAAAAACTAGGAGACCCAACAAATATTTTGCAAAAAAGACATTAGCCTTTGGTTTAAAGTTTGACTCCAAATGGGAGTCTGAGCGATGGGGACAATTGAAAGCTATGGAAAAAGCTGGTGTTGTTACAGAATTGGAACGACAGGTGCGTTATACTTTATCTATCAATGATATTAAAATATGTGATTATGTTGCTGA